TCTCTTGTGCAGCAGGAGTCTGATTGGACTACTCTAATTGACAAGGTAGAGCTCTTAGTGGGGGGACAGGTTATTGATGAACAAGATTCTACCTACTCTACCCTAATTGCTCCTACTCTCTCCGCTACCACTTCTTCCAAGTCCGTCGCGGGTGATCTTTTCGGTGGTTCTACAAACGAGAACTTCTACCCTCTCCGTTTTGCTTTCTGTGAGAATTGGCAGACTGCTCTTCCACTTATTGCCCTCCAGTATCACGACGTGGAGCTTCGAATCACATGGGGTGCTAACGCCAGTGATTCCAGTCGCAAGTGGGATATCTATGCCAATTATGCGTACCTCGATACCCAGGAGCGTGAGTTTTTCGCTTCCAACCCTCAGAACTTACTGATTACCCAGGTCCAGAAGACTATTAAGTCTGGTGCCAAGATTCAGGAGCTTAACCTGAATCACCCCGTCAAGTATTTGGCGGCTGCTTCGGGTTCCGCGGTGAACATTCTCGGTCATGATGGCTCTGTTGATAATAAGCTTAAGCTTCAGATTAACGGCACTGATGTTGCTGACTTCAAGTTTGCCAATCCCAATTTCTCCGTGGTTCCCCTTTACTACCACACTACTAACGCCGGATCCGCGGTTGCTTCTGCTACCGTTGAGAAGCTCTTCTTTTACCCCTTCTGCCTTGACGCCGGTAAGGTTCAGCCAACTGGTAGCTTGAATTTCAGCCGCCTCGACTCTGCTCGTATCGTAAACGACCGTAATGATTCCGACCAGGATATTTACGCAGTAAATTTCAACATTTTACGTGTGGAAAATGGTATGGGAGGACTCCTTTACAGTAATTAAATTAAATCTCTTTGTAACTAATAAAACATATGTGGAACGTAGTTTTCCTACTCGCCATCGTTTTTGTATTGACGTATGATCCTAAATCCAGGACACTTGAAAAGTATGTTGCTCACCCCACAGCACCTACCCAGAAATCATGTGAAGATACGCATTACCAATCCGTCCAATTTGCCCAAAGTCCATATGATTGTCCACCATCAGGAAGAACTCAAATGGGTGCTATCGTGTAGAATACTTAAAAAGAAGGTGTGTATCTAAGTTATAATGATTGCAATGGACCGTGAAACCCTCATGATGGTGGCCACCATCGTAGCTATCGCTGGTGTCATTTTCCTATTCAAGGAGATGAACAAGCAGAAGCAGGACCTTGAAGGTCTTAAGAACTTTTCCAGTACCCTCATTCAGAGGATGAGGGTACCCGAGGCTCCTATGGTTACCGAAGATGAACCAGAGATTGAATGTGAGGCTGCTGAAGAAAAGAAGGAGGAATAAACATATCCGGTTATTATAACTTGCGAATGCGCAATGAAAAAATACAAAGCTATAGCTATACCTGTCAGTTTCGTTGACGATAAGCCTCGGTTTCTTACAGTTAGAGACCGAAGGTTTAAGGAGTGGATATTTGTCACTGGTGGATGCAGGCGGAGAGAAATTTTCAACCCCATCAGGTGTGCCCTAAGAGAATTAGAGGAAGAGACTCGTGGTGTTGTATCACTTAAAAACGGTGAATATACTGAATTTAAGTTTACAGTTAAAGAGAGTCCCACGATAGATTTGGAATACAATGTATTTGTATTCTATGTGGACTATAATAGAAATTACCAACAATCACTTGTTAGAAAATTTTACGAAGAGAAGCAGAAGATGAATCTTAGGAAGATACAGAAGCTACCAATAAAAAAGACCTATGATGAAAATGATTATATGAGTTTTGACACACTCGAGGATTTCAATTCACGTAGACAGTGGAAACTTATAATTGATAATGTTTTGAAAAACCCAAAGTTTTATTCATGTGTAACTTCTCTCAATAGAAAAACCTTCTCTATTAAATAGAATGAAGTCAAAGGCTTACATCCTTCTACAGATTAGAGAACTTTTGAAAAAAAATAGAGGATTTTGTGATGAAGAAGTGGATATATGGACGAAAGAGAATGAAAAGAAAACTGTGTATGAACTTTTAACTTTTAAGAAGGAAATTTCTCAGAGCCAGGAATACCACGATGTCTCTTGTGTGAGGTGGTTTAGAGAAGAAGATCAATAACAAGGTATGTTTAAGAAGTGGTGTAACCACAATAATTTCAATAATGCAACCAACTTATCGCATGTGCTCATGGACGGTGGTGTCCTTTCCGTGCCATTCGATAGATTGAATGACTTCTATGAAAAGTATATAGAAGCTGTAAAGAGTGGAGAAAAACTTTACGTAGTAGAACAAAAGACAGAAACTTATAATTTCTTCGTTGATATAGACTACAAAGATGACGTAGCTCTAACATTAAATGAGATTAAGGATATTTGTAAAATTATTTGTGATAAGGTTAAACGTCACGGTGGCAAAGAATGTCTTATATCTGTTTCTCCTCCTAAAAAGGCGGGTGAATTTGTTAAGACTGGTGTTCACTTGAATTGGTCTGGTTTTGTAGTTGATCAGTCATCAGCTGTGGCACTGAGAGAACATATTTTGATTGCTCTAACAAAAGCAAAAGGATCTATAGATTGGAATGAAATTATAGATTCATCTGTATATGGTGATATTAGACGAAAATCCAAAGGAAGTGGTTTCCGTATGCCATGGTCTCATAAGATGGCTAAACACAATCCATGTGGTGGTCGTGGATGTGAAGAATGTGGTGGTACAGGTAAGATTGTACAAGTTGCCTACTTACCTGTTTTCATTTATAAGCATGGACCTCTGAGTACTCTTCTCAAGATTGATCAAAAACCAAATATTGACACTCTCAAAATGTCTGCAATTAGAACGAATGAAGTTCAACACATAACAGTTGAACCACCATCTAAAGTAATCAAGGAAGGTGCATTTACCGATGCCCAAACCAAAGATGAGATTCAAAATGATGAACTAAAGGGTCTCATTGAAGATTTTATTCGAAAAAATATAGAGGGACAAAGTCTATCAATCGTTACTAAATTATTCAAACATAAGGAAACATTTTTGGTAAGTACAAACTCTAAATATTGTGAAAATCTGAAAAGACCTCATAGTTCCAATCATGTATGGTTTCATGTGAGTGGTTCGGTAATTGCTCAAAAATGTTTTTGTAGATGTGAGACTATTAGAGGTAGACGAGATGGTTTCTGTAAAGATTTTTACGGTCGCAAACATCAATTACCACCCAAAATTGTTGAAAAAATGTATCCCAAAAAGGAAGACCTCAAGAAGTGCCCCGAAATTAAAAAGTTTGAAGAAAAACCCCAAATTAAACATTCCGCAGTAAAAGCACCTCTCGAGTCATACATGGTTAGATGTATGAAAGTTCCAGAAGATACACGTGTTGTAAGTGTTGCACGTCAAAAGTCTGGATTTACAGTATTAACCACGGTTACACATTGTGAAACGATCAAAGGTGTTCATGAAGGGGCTACAATGTCATATACAATCAATGGAACGAAAATCACTCAAAAATGTCCTATTTGTAAAAAGAATAACGCAAGAACTTACGAACTTAATGGTAGTGTTAAACAAGCACTTAAACCATCTGAAAAAAAATAAAGATCAGATAGTAGAAGAATGGCATTGATTCTATTAGGTATTACAGCATACATAGCATCCACACTTATAGGTGATATTAAGTTTAAAAATATAGTGCCAAATGGGGTTGATGAATTCCATATATATTCAGGTGTTCATCCAGAATTATATAAAGAATATTTGAAGCATAAAAGCGATGGTAACATACGTATGGTTCAAGAAACACTGGAAGAACTCGCATTGTACACAGATATAGAGTTTAGAGAACAATTTCACCAAAAGATACTTAAAAAGCAGGATTCTTTATCTATATAATGGTACAAACACGTACGCGAACCGGTAGACATATAAAGAAACCTGAACGCTATACTCCAGAAGAAAGTGTTTTAGAAGATGATTATACCAACGAGGAGTATGATTCTGATGATATTGGATCCGACCTCGACACAGATGAGGAGATTTACTCCGATGAGGATAGTGATGATGAGGAGGATGAGGGAAGTCTCCAGGATTTCATAGTAGATGACGATGAGGAAAGTGAGGAAGAAGACGCTTAAAAAAATCAATAACTATATAAAAAATGGAGACCGACTTGGGAAATCCCATTGATTATGATGCAAATATGGATCCATTAAAGAAAGAAGAAGATAGTACACCTATTAGTGATGAAATGATCCCGGAACAAGCGTATTATTATCATCCATCGGAAATGATGGCACCTCCTCAACAGCAGTATCAACAGCAAGAAAAAATTGATTTTCTATCCAATATCGACAAGTCTACGTGGATAATTGCATTCGCTGTATTCTTACTCGGCTTTTTCATGGGGAAAACCATGCAGCCAGTTATTCTCAGGTACACTTGAGTATGGCATAAAAGATCCAATGTCTCCATAAACAGGTTCCAGTTCACCAGATTCATCACGCGTTAATAATTGTGTAGACTGACGCGTCCCGACGCGTCCAGCCAGGACATCTCTAGTATCCTCTATAAAACCATCTGTAGTACTCACTTTGTTTTTTGAATCGATAACCGTATTAGTTCGTATATACGGTTCAAAAAACAAAACGAAGAAGACACTAGTCAAAATGATGGCAATAACTATTTTCCACATTTTGTTTACTTTATAATTATATTTTTATATGAAATTAATCCTTTTTCTCTGAGGTGACCTCTTCACCTTCCTCCTCCTTACCCTCCTCGATAGTTCCATTAGTAGAAGCCGCATCCTCCGCCTCACGAATCTTACGTCGCTCCTCAACCTCAGCAGCAACAATGGCGTCAGCCTCCTTAACGAGATCCTCCATAGGAGTATCAGGCTTATCCTTCCTGAGACGCTCAATGACGTCAGCTGGATGACTTCAGCTGGATGACTGATAGGCTTCTCATCAGGTTTAGTGTAAAACCTAGAGTTCTCATCTCCGGGCTTGAGGAAGCTCTTAGCTTCCATCATATCCCTCTTACGATCGTTAAACATACGAGTAGCCTCAGCCTGATTGTCCTTGTAACCAATCATGATCTCCTCGAGCTTCTCGTTAGTGTAGTGCACATCCTCAATCTTCGCGGCATCGGGGGGGATGAGTAGCCATTTGTACATGTCAACGACGTAAATGTCAAAAGTGGAATCCTCCTTCTGAAGACGCTTGGCATGGTTAGCAGCCTCATCACGCGAGGCGAAAGCACCGCGGA